CATTTGTGAAGATCCACTATAACCTGTGAAATTATAAGCAGACTTATCTGGTTTTAGAACAGAAAAAGTTGATTTAAAATCTGCTCCAGAAAGAATAGTTAGATTAACACCGTAAGCTACTCCAGAATCTGGATCAAAGGTGATAGTGTTATTTGCCATTTTATTTGCTTATTAGTGTTTGGAGCATTGTTTTTATATCACCAATATCACCACTCAAATTATCTACTTTTGCTTCAAGATCATTAATTCTTTCTTCTTTAGTTCTCATTTTATTTCTACTTTTAACGTAGATTTCATAATCACTGGTATTTTTATTTACAATACTACCAGTGATACTATCTCTAAAGAGACCAGGATTATCTTCAACAGGAATTAAAGCCATAATTATGCAAGAGCAGTGGCACGAAGCCTTTGGAATTGAGGAACTACAGCACCATTAGTGGATGTTCCAATAATCTTAATTCTATAAGACTTAAATGGATGTAAATCCTCAGTACTATATGTATATTCCTTAAAGAGGTTTATACTTGCCTCTGGGACATATACATCCACTTTAGGAACCTTCTGGTTTGCATCACCATCACTATCTGTTGGTGTAATGATCTCACCATTAATATTAAGATTCTTATATCCTGGGAAAGGAGTAAAGATTGTTTCATTAACTGAAACTTCTTGATTAAGAGCATAGAATACTCTTACATCACAAACATCAGGAACATAAGCATCAAGTATTACTTGCAATGATGTTGCTGGATTTTCAAGAATTATATTCTTAGTCACATAGATGAATCTATCTGGATCATTAACAAAACTATTAACTCTAAAGTCAGTTGCATAATTACTAACTGGTTTGTTAATTCTATTATTAACAAATGTAGCACCAACATGATCCAAGTTAATTACAGGACTCAATCTTTCATCTTTTGATGATAATGTAGTAAGAATTGTAAATGATTTATTACCAGGTAGAGTAGTTAAATAAGCATCCTCATTAACTTGAGAAGAAACCATTCTTTGAGAATCAAAGTAATTTTTCTCAAATAATGAAACTTGCTGATAACCCTTATCTTGGTATGCAGGTTCACCACCATTAACACTACTTGCAGAAATAGTTCTACATCTAGCTGTAACGTTACATCCAGTAGGTGTCATTATTTCAAACTTAGGAATCATTAATGAGAATGGTATGTTATAAGCTCCCTTAGCTAAAGGACCACCACCAGCTCTCTTCTTATCAAATTTAAGAGGTAAGAAGGTATCAGAATTAGCAGAACTTCTATTAACTCCATAATCAGTATCGGTAGTATTAATCTTAATATGATAACTATCCAATGTTATAGCATCTTCACTAGTTACATTTACATCTGCTAAATCATGAGTTTTATTAATTCTTCTTAGTGATATTCCAGCATATTCATATTTGAATACCTGATCATTGATATCATGCTGAGTTTGTAGTGAATTATCAATTCCTCTACCAATACCTGTTAATGTATTACCACTAACACCAGTATACCTAATAATTTCATCATCTATCTTAATGTAACCTGGATTTGATGCTCCAACACCTATACCTTCAAATGAAGTGAATCCAGCACCAGTTACAACAGAAAGAGCAGAAGTAGAAGTTCTACTATAATTAACTGCTACCTTATCTGGAGCTACATTACTCTGAATATCTCTTATCTTAACTTTATTAATACTATTATACATTCCATGATTCTTTTGATGAATCTTGATATGTAATCCATCATCCACTGTAATAGTAGGAGATTGTGGAATAGCTCTTCCATTAACCTCTGTTCCTCCACAAAGTTCTGTGGAAACACCAACACTATCAATATACCACAACTGAGCTGCAGATGCTGATACATCAAAGTCACCTTGAACTTCATCAATAATTACTTCATTAAATGCTCTAATTCCAGTAGATTGAATTGTTAGTTTCAATCCTTCACCAACTTCTTCTCCTGTATTTCCTAAATCAGCAGTTAAAACATCTCCAGCAGCATATCCAGTACCACCACCAGTAATAGTAGCAGCAGTTGCTACTCCATCTTTAATAGTAATATCAGCAGTACCATTCTTACCTCTTCCAGTCACTGCAGTCAAAGCTACATTAGTAAATGTATATCCATATGATCCTATACCAGAAGCAGGTGTATATCCAACACCAGCATTAGTTATAGTTAAAGCACTTTCTACAGGAGCAGTACTAGTTCCATTAGTAGTTGCATAAGATCCAGCAGCCCAACATGATCCAGCAAAACCAACTAGTGATCCATGTGGAACACCTTCTAGATTAACTGCACCAGTAGTTGATTGGAATATAGTATTTCCATTCTGTGCTTCAATATCTGTAATATTAGCTTGATAGACACTACCACCAATAGAAATTCTAACTTTATTAGGTTTAGTTACTAAACCTTTAGAAGGAAGAATTTCGTCCTTATTAGCAATATCTGGATTATAGAAATTAACAGCTCCATTATTAGCAAACTTAGCCCTATAAAGATCAAATTTAAGATCCTCATACTGACTTGGCGTCCATACAGAAGCATTCTGTGATTTAAAGAGTGATCCAAGAACTGGCTGAGATGATACTAATACCTTACCTGCCTCACTTGCTAATGTTCGAACATCTGCTTCTCCTAATCTAGAAATCCAAACCTTATAATCAGTAACTTTGGATTTTAGAACCATAGCATATTCTGTGGTTGGTTCTAAGTAAACTGGTGATTTAAATCTAAATGTTGTAGGAACTGTAGCATTATCAGATATATTAATTTGAGTTGGATCTAAAGTAACTTCAGAATAAGGAAGAACTTTAGTTGTTGGAGTTCCCAACTCAGTAGTACGCATCTGGAATGTTACAGGTATATTTTCTGCTTTTTCTGCAAAGTAGAAATCTACCTTAGTCACAAACACACCAGTAAGATCATTAACTGAGAAAGTTTGTGCTATTGGGTCATCATCATTGTTTTCTCTAGGTTCTCTAATAACCTGAGTAACTTGAGTGGTGTTATTAACATTAGTAACCTCAGTAACGTTTCTAACGTTTTGAATGTTAGATACATTAGTAACTCTTGCATCAACATTAGTAACTTCAGTAACCTCTGTAATCTCATTAGTGATATTAGTAATCTCAGTAATATCTTGAGTTACATTGGTTATAACATCAAATCCACTTACTTGTTGAATTGTATTTGATTGTGCAGTACCACCAATTGTTTGTGTCTCTTGGAAATCAGTATGAGTAACTCTAGCATTTCTTAAAGATAAAGTAGACTCTTGAGTAGTATCTACATCACCTTGTGAATAGAATTGTGCTTCACCAGATGTATTATAAGTACCCTTAATTTTACTATTAGTTGCACTTCCTGTAAGTCTGAAAGTAGATCTTCCAGTTTCAAAAATAGGATTGGCTGATGAATCAGAATCAGGAACATGGAATGTACCTATAACAGTAGCATTTTTATCTGGAATTAATTTAAGACCAGTTACTTTTGCTCTAGCACCCCCAAGTGTCATCAAAAGCATTCCTTCAGCAATATAACCCTCCAATGCAGGTTGATCATCAGATGCAAGTGCATAAGTGTCTATATTCAATATTACTGATGAACTACTATAATCTGCTGGTATAGTAAAGTTTCTATCATATGGACTGAGAGTATAAATGTCAGTAGGATTATCATATGGTCCATACTTATGATTAGATTTAGCAACTCTTGCAATAAGTCTTGGACTTCCAGCAGGATTAGAAGTTCCATTCTGAATTGCAGAAGGCATAATCCCGAAGACCCTATCACCTGTTTTAAATGTTCCTTCTGTCATTTCAATTTGAACTAATTTAGGAACACAGAATTTAGTAACATCTACACCATCAAAGTATGCATAAACTCTTTCGTATGGTTTAAAGTCTCTACCAGTAAACTGGATATCCCTAGACCTCATAAAGTTAATAACATCTCTATTAACAACTCTATTACCTAGAGATGAAGTATCAATTTGTTCTTGAACAACTTGCTGAGTACCAGTTCTTTGTTGATGTAATGAAACACCACCAGTTGCTGTTATATTATTAATAATAGAATCACTAGGATCTAAAATCTGTTGATTACCAATATTAACATCACTCAATAATCCTTGAACTGCTGCATTAAAGTTATTACTACTAGAATTTTGTATTGTTTGTTGTTCATTAGATAAACCAAGATTCATACTAACACCAACAGTTTCCCAAGAATTATAAACTTGAGGTGTAATACCCATTCTCTTACCATCAGCACCAGTACTAATTTCAGCATTTAATGCTTCAGCAATACCTTGGAAAGAACCTTCCATCATAATATCATTTGGTTGCATTTTAGTAACGTCAATCCAAACATCAGTATCTGGTTCTAGATCAATAATACCTTTCCAGAACATAACAAGGAAAGGAGTTACATTTTCAATTCTAGTTGCATATGGTTGGAAATGATATAATTCATCACTATAATCAAGTGTAATTACCTGACCTGTCCTTCTTACATTAGTACCAGCAAGTGTTGCATATTTTGTATCAGTGGCAGTTCCCTGACCAATTCCAGGAATTGCATTAGTAGCAACTTGAAGATTAATAGCAGTAGTATAGTGAGAAGGTCTTAATACACCTTTCTTTTTATCGATAGCATTTCTAACACCAACACTAGTATCTTGTGGTTCTATAGTTGTAAAATTATCTACAAATATTCCAGATTTAAATCTATTCAATCCATTAGCATCAGGAACAAACTTATTCATTGTTTCTGATTCAACTAAAGTCAATGAAGTATAATATTCTAAGTTCTTAATTCTTTGTTCTAACTTAGAAATATCACTCATCTGATATCTCTTATGTTGAATAAATTTAACCTTTGCGTCAGATGTATTAAAGAGATAAGCAGGTAAGTATACATTTGCAACATTCATTGCACCACTTATTTCTTCTGGCAAACGAGGATTATCTGCTGGAGTTCCATACACAACTTGTAAGAAACCTTCTTTATCAATATACAATCTATCTACTCTTGGAAGAAAATAATTAAAGCTGAATGACATGGATTCATCATTAGCTAAAACATATTTTGAACTATGTTGTGCTCCACTATTAGCACTATCATCAAAACTTCTTCCATTAAATTCAAAAGGTGATCTAGTACCAGCAGTTACAGCATACTCTCCAACTCTAGGTCTAGCATCAATAATATCTGCAAGTCTATTACCATTAACTCTAGTAATTTCAGTTCCATAATGGAATGCACTATATGAATTAACTGTTGTTATATCACCACTGTCATTACTATCATAAGTGGCTCTAGAGAAGTAAGCTTTTAATTTTCTAGAAGCAACTGGAGAATCTGGTTTTCTAACAATACTAGAATATCCATAATAAGCTCCTGTTTGTCCTGTTTCGAATGTATAATCAGTTGTAACATTTTCACTATTATTAGCAACTGTAGTTAAAATAGCAGTTATTTTAGATTCATTAGTAGTTATTATTTCACCTGGTTCAAATGTATTATTATTCAAATAGATGAAGTTAATACTAATATCACTCTTTCTTACCAAATATAATCCTCTAGCTCCACTAGATGTACCTGTAAATTCTTCTCCTATTATAAGATCACTAGTATTAGATGTAGGTCCATCTATAGAACCAAGAACACAACTAGGAGATTGTGGATCTTCTGTCCCTAATGCTTCAAAAATACCATAAACCCTAACAACGTCAGGATGATTCAAACATATTCTATCATCCTGAACTCTTGTTCCATAAGGGAATACTAAACCATCTACCGAGTTTGTTAAACCATCATTTAATGTAGTTGCTCCAATACCAGATGCTGCTACATTAGATTTGTCTATAAGAGCATTTACAGATACTTTTTTAATTTTCTTCTTAGAAGTTACAGCACTCTTACGAAGAGTTGCAACTAGTTTAGCATTAGTATCATTTGTTCCTAATCCTCTAATTGTTAATGTGGTTGATCCATTAGTTAAGAAAAACTTATCAGCAGTTAGTGCTTCTGTTGTTCCATCACCTCTAATATAAGTATATCTTTCTGCATCAAATGGTAAAAATACTTCTCCAGGATCAGCATTAATATTTGGAGATGCATTATTTGTTATAGAAGCATCAAATTGCCTTCTAATAACTAAATTAGAATTAACTAGATCAACATATTGTACATTTTGCTTAGGAAGAATACTATAAAGACTTTCATTATCTGCTGCGTTTCCACCACCATTAGTTTTTTGTATTTCTGTTGCAACTAATTCAATATTATTAACACTTTTAGTTGATGTAGGAGGTCCGCCAGCAAAAACTCCAGCAACAGTTTGTACTCCAACTACTGTTATTGAAGTATCACTAACTGCAGTTACTTGATTAAGAGTAGAAAGTGTATCTCCAGGTATATTATACTTAATAAGAGCACCAGTAGTTACTATACCAATAAAACTTTGACCAGGACTAGTAATAGTAGATGTACGAGGACTTCCACTTAAACCTGTAACTTGACCACCACCAAAGGAACGAACTGTCTTTGGTACTATATCTGCAGTAAATGTTACTGCTACACCTGCTGCTGTAGTGGTACTACCCCACAAAGATTGAAAATCAGATATTTCATGATTATCAATATTAGTTGTATATCTATCATTATCATCTATACCATTAAAACTTAATCTTTCTCCTGGGAAGAAATTTCCTTTTACTTCATATCCAGTGAATGCAGTTCCAGCAGTTACAGCATACCTCAAATATGCAGATGCACCACTAGATTTACCTTCAATACGAGTTGGTACTGATAGATTTACATTAGTATTAACAGTAAAATCAGTATAAGCTTGTAAATCCCATAGTGCCATATCCCATACATTAGTTGTAGGAGATGTAGAATTATAAGATCCTGTTTCTAAAGCAAAATCATATAATCTAGCTATTCCAATTTCTTTTCCTGCAGCAGACCCTGAAGTAGCAGGTCTACTATCAGTTCCTACTCTTTCACTTCTAAGACTTACAGTAGCACTAGTATTAAATCCAACTACAGGTGATCCTGTAACGTTATTTGTTTCAAATGATGGTCCAAAACCAAAGTTAATAGATTGACTATTAACAGTTTTTACAGATCTAGGTTTTACTACATCAAATAATGCTGGTGTTCTCCTATCAACTTCATATCCCTTTACATATGCTTTACCTGGAGATACCTTATAAACCATTAAGTTATCATTAGGTTCATTTCCCTGTTCAGTAATTTGACCAGGTGTATAAAGTCCTCTATTACCTATACCATTATTCAAACACTCTCTAACAGTTGTTGTAAAATCTTTACAATAATAATGTCCAGATTCATCCCATGTTCTTCTAGCAAATTCATCAGCAAGATGATTATATTCAGTGATAACTACATCTTTTTCTAGAGCACCATTTTTAACTCTAGTAAGTTCAACAAAATTCTCATCATTAAGTTCATTAATTTCTTTTTTAGCAAGAGTTGCTGAAATTTTTAATCTATCAGCACCAGGCGCAGTAAAATTATTAAACCCTTGGGCATTATCTGTTAATGATGGATCAAGATCAGATGAAATTATTTCTTCATTAACTTTTAAACCAATTCTCCAACTATTTGTATTACTATATTGGTCTAATATTAAAACTTGACTATGAACATCTACAAAATATCCTCTAAGAAAATAAATTCCCTGAGAAACTTGAAATGCCATTCCAGTGACATTAGATTCTGTAGAAATTGAATTAGCAAAACCTTCACCAGCAGCAATAAATGTTGTGGCATAACTAATATCTGTTTCTGTTTGTAAAACTTCATTATCAAAGAAAGTTTCTACTCCATCATTAGTTCCAGACTCAAGATAAGAAATGTATAGTGTATAATTTCCTTTCTCAGATTCTTCATCAGTAATATAAGTTACAATTTTTGCTTTAACCCCAGAAGATGCACCTTTAATAGTTTGACCTATTAATCTATCAAGATATAAAGAAACAGGTACTCCTAAAAATTCAGGATCAATTTGAATTCCCCTAAATTGATCTTTAAAAGACATTCCTCCAGGAATGACTCTAGCTCCTTCTTTAAATAGATGATTTCCTAAATCTTCAACTTGATTTTGAAGGTACGACTGCATCGTCGTAAGCTCTCTTGCCTGAACAGGAAATCCAGGTTTGAATAACACCTTATAGTAATTACTATCAGGCGTAAAATCATCAAAATATGGAGCTACATTTAAATTGGTTTCCTGTGGCATGATTTCTTAGAATTGCAAGATAATTTTAACGTCTTCTTTTTGAGATTTAGACCTAGTTATAGAAGGTCTATTATCGACATATAACACTTCTCCAGAATATTTCTTAATTTCTGGTTGGGCGACGCCACTTACAAAGTTTTGACCCAGATAATATGTACGATTATTTATTACAGTAGAGACACCTTGAAACTCAGTATTAATACCAAGGGAGACACTACCACCAGTGATAGTAAAACTACCACCATTAGTTTCACCAACAGCATCTATATCATGCCTAAATGGATTTTGTCTAAATCCATAAATTGGATCAGGATTAGCAGTTCCATTAGAATTGAATCCTGCAGTAGTCCTATCTTGCCAATACTTCAATACACCAGTTATTTGATCATAGGAAATAACCCTTCCTACAGCAGTAGATCCAATACCTACAGTTTGTGTAATAAATCCATCTGCTGGAAAGACTGCTGAACTATATCCAGTACCAGTCAATCTAAGAGCATAGCAAGCACTTGCCTTATCTTGAATCAACATTTCAGTAGATCCTTGTGCTTGAGGATTCTTTAGAATACCAATTCTAGAAAACTGGTTTCCAGTAATAAAATCAGGGTTTTCAGTATCATTTTCATAACGAGAATATGCCATAGCATTTAATCCACCCAACTCTAATGATACATCATAACCATGACCACCTGGAGGAGGTATAATAACATTAAAGACTGGAAGAGTAGTTCCAGTAGGAACTCCACCTGCTTCCAAATCTACATTAGCATAAGTATATCCACCACCACCTTGAGCAATAGTAACTGATTCCACTTTAGAATCATTATTGATAACTACAGTTGCTTTAGCACCTTGCCCATCACCTAAAACAGGAACATTTGTATAAGTAATATTAGCAGTACCTAGACCAACTCCACGATTTAAAATAGTAGCAATCTTAAGTTGTCCACTAGCAGATGCATTCTCCCTCATAGGAGCATATGTAGCACTAGTAAACCAATCATCAGGAATAGGAATATATTCAGTAGAATCAAACTTAATTGCTTGGCTTGGTCTTACACTATAAAGATATTTCCAAATATATCCATCACCACTACTTCCAGCAGCTCTTGGTTCTAAATCAGTAAATGTTGGTTCATCTAATGATGGTCCACCTTGATTATTATTTTCTGGATTGGCATTATTAAACAAACAAGCATATACTCTATAATCACTATTCATTACATAATAATTTGCAGAATATACATCAAATGCACCAGAAGGTTGGGAAGGATTATCTCTTGATATATCATTCCTCCACATATCATAAGTTATTCCAGAAGTCCAATCAACTTTCCTTATAACCTGACTTATATCCGCAGAATTAATTCTTTTAACTGCCAACATAGTATCATAATAATCATCCTGTTGACTAAAGTTGTCTTTAGGTGAAGGTGGATCAGAATCCCATGTCGACAAATAATTTCCTGGATTGGGCAATCCAATAAATGTATAGTATGAATTTTGACTGGACTGAACCCCTGCTACGAAATTACTAGCATTTACTATACGCAGTTGATCAGTGATTATAGCCGCCATTTTTAAACAGTTTTCTTTTTATTTATTAAGGTTATCTAAGAGCTGGATAAATGAACATAGTTCCACCCATTCCAGCATGTGCTGTACACTGATAATAAAGTGTATCAGGAGCATTAAATGGAACTTCAAAAGTGATGGTTGAATTATTACCACCATCATTGTTTATAACACCAGAACCATAAGCAGCACCAGCAGATCCATTTTGCGTAGATTGTATTCTAAATGGATGAGCACCAGCTGCATTTACAAATTCATAGGTATTACCTCTTGCAAGGTAAAGATCTGGATCATCTTCAGTAGCAGTTAATCCAACACCTGTAAAGGTATAAGATGTAGTACCATTAGCACCTAATATCCATCTTCCACTAATAACTCTAGATGAGTCACCTGTGTAAGAAGCACCTGCACCAACTGCAACACCACTAGAACTACTTGTTACAGCAGATCCAACATTACAATTTAAACCAAAAGTTGATGTTGAACTACTAAGATTGGTAATAGTTCCAACTCCAGTAACATTTAATCCTGTTTGAATACCTGTTAGATTTAAACCAATAGTATTACCATTAAGATTAATAGTTGCTGCAGTCAATGCTTGGGCAGTAGTAGCAAGTGTTGCAGTTGCAGCATTACCAGTACAAGATCCAGATGAACCAGATGCATTACC